AACTTGTTAACGAGCAACAAGTGACCAACGGTGAATGGGTTCATTCTTCCGAACCCAAGCACCAGAGTCTTTTCTCTGACTTCTTTTAATTCTTTGTATGTCTTCATGGTACCAATCGATGTAGAAAGCTCTTTTATTTAGGCATCACCAGGCGCGACAGCTCCAATATCTTGCCTTGTCCTTCGGTCCAGGATTGTCACAGTTGTGGCGAGCGCGGAAACTCTTACGACGAGCAGGAATGTTCTTCTTGATGGTCATATTCTTGTCACCGAAGTTAACCTTCGTCGCTTTACCATCGCCGTCAACATCGACGTATACCTTAGACTTCTTGACATCACCAGCCATTGGCTTATTCAGAGGAACTTCTTTTCCCTGGTAGGTTGCTTCATCAATCTCAGAATCAACAGACTCGTTCTTCGGAACACAGTTTGGTACTTTCTTGTCGCCCTTGTTCTTCATACCCAGCATTTGGTATCCATCCCAGCAAGGGTCTTTGCCCTTCATCTTCTTTTCTTCTTCAAGGTATTCTTTAAACGAGATCATTCTAGTGCTCCTTTGTGTTCACCATTCACATATAGATTATGGCGAATGTTTCTTGATGGATTCAATTTCTTGATGTTCTCGTGGTGAGCACGAGCTTCTTCTTCAGACTTGAAAACCTTGGTTGCATCATGCATCTTGGACTCAGTTCCGTCTTTCTTTAGAGAAACTAAAGTGACGCTCTTTTGTGCATCGGAACTTGCTGATCTGATCTTAGCAAGATCATTGTGTGCGTGCTTCCAACCCTTGATGGCTTCTTGCAGATATTGTTTGAATGAGATCATTTCATTAGTTCCTTAGTTATTATCTATTTGGATTTGACTTATGAGCGTCAGCTACGTGCTGCAATGCATCTTTCTTTGACTTAAACTCAGTCTGAGAATATTGTGCATTCTCTGGTGTTCTATCCCAGTGACCACCATGACGATTATGTTCTCCACCATGTACTGTTGCTATCCAACGCTTAACATCTTTGCGAGAGGAAACAATTCGACTACCTGCCGCTTTCTTGTCCTGATAACCAGAGTACGAAGAAACAGAACCAATGTGTTTGCCTTCATGGTAAACATCATGATGTTCCTTTGGTTGCCCATTAGTGTGTTCACCTACCGACTTTTCTTCATTCTTTTTAACTTCAAACTTCACGCCACGAGATGCGTCGGTGGATGGACTGTTTGAAATAAAAGTTGATTCATTGATAAGTTCTTCAAATACAAGTTCACCGCCGTGTGTAGTTCCACCCTTTGAGATGCCTTTTCTACGAGTGAATGGATTGATATAATAGTCGCCCTTAGAGAAACTACTCATGTCACGGTATTCTTTTGCATGACCTTTTGCTACTAATTTCTTAGCAGCGTCATGTTCTCGTTTACCAGTAACAGGGATACGATTAGAAGTTCCGCTTTTTGCTCGTCTATCAAGAAGAGCTTGCTCAGTGGAAGATAGGTTTGCTTCTTCCAAGTATTCTTTAAATGAGATCATTTGTACATTCCTTTTTCGCCATGATAGTCATAACGGTCAGCAATCTTTGAGTGTGCAACACGCATCTTCTGCTCGTCAGGGAACTTGCTCTTTAGATGATTAAAGAAGGCAGTCTTTGCTCTTGTAGCTTTCATCTTCTCTCCACGAGTCTCAAGACCAGAACCATCTAGTTCGCTCTTTCTCATGTGAATAAACTTCTTAACTGATTCATGGTCAATACCATGTTGAGCAAGTTCAGGGTGAACTTCTGTTGCCTCGGTGATATAGTCTTTAAATGATCTCATTTAAACTTCTTTCTCTGATTTTATATGACGCCACACTAGTTTACCATCATGCTTTTCATCATCTCGATTATGAGATAGATGAACGTTGTCTATCTTTCGTCCAGTTGAATTGAAGTGAAACTCCGCTCTACGACGAAGACCACCTTCATTTCCATGACCAACAACCATATGATCTAATCCAGTATCTGTCTTATGATACTGCATTGCTATGTTCTTGTTTTGGAAGTATTGTTTGAACCAAGGATGTTTGATAACCGCATTGAACCTTGATTTATCAACATGTTTTTGCATGTCTTCAGGAGACATAGGATCGCTACTGGTATATTTTCCCTCAGTGATGTATTCTTTGAACGAGATCATCTCTGCCATCCTTTGACCACTTCTGGGCTGAAATTAGCAAGGCTGAATTCCATTCTGTCAACCAATTTGACTGCACCTTGATCGCTGATAGCAACGAAACCTTCAGCGCCAGTTACCTGGAATCCAGCGCTGGTTTTCAGGAAAGTCTTGATCGAACTTGCCTTGTTCAGCTTATCCACGAGCATCTGCTTAGCATCAGCAATCTTAGCTGCAAGATCAAACACCCGAACCAATTCTGACTTAGGGTGAGACGAGAAGAACGACAACACAGTACGCATTTCTTCATTCTTGCGAGCCTTGCCTTTGTCTGTCTTCAGCTTCTCGATTTCTTTCTGATAACGATCATGAATGAAAGAATACAAACCATCAACGTGAGCAACCACATCAGTGACTCGCTCGCCTTTTCTGATCTTGCTGTTGTTGTAAGTCAGAACAAGGGTGAGAATTTCTTCATTGTTGTGGATTGAGTTCAGCACAGAAGCAGTTGAACCCTGGAACACTTTTCCGATGATCGATAGCTTCTGGTCAAAATCTTTTCTCTCGGCATCAGTGAATGTAGCAACGCCAGTAACATCAGTCAGAGTCGCGTCTTCCATCCAGGAAGTAGCGTTCTTTCTAAACTTGTCTACGATCGTCTTGCCGAAGGTTGGCTTCAATTCCTGAATCGTCTTGCCTTCGAAGGTAGTATGCCAAACGATTCCGATGTTGGTTCTTGCGATTCTCTTACCAAGAGGGCTGTCTTTCTTGACCGCATATACGATGGTATTCGGATGGAAAGCGATGTATTCTTCACCGTCGATCTTCTCCGACAATAACGAATCTTTGGTGTACATGATGTCACCCTGATACACGCCGGAAGTTAGACCCAGCTTGCCGCACTCGGTGAACGCAACCTTTAGCTTATTCTGTAGATCGCCTTCAGTATCGGCTTCAATATCAGCATGAGAGTAGTATAGCTTTGGGTTCTTGTTGAAGATACCCTTCTTGGCAACGAAGAACTTGCCGTTCTCTGGATTTACACCCATGATCAAGGCAGGAGCTCCATCCCACTTGACTGTTGCCACCGCGCTCTTGTTACCGGAACCTTGCGTAAGCATGTCGCGAACATCTCGCATGAACATGATCGCAGTTCTGGTTCCATTTACGCCGAGCTCGAACACCAAATCTTCCAGATGTGTCATGTGTCCGGCTTTAACGCCGATGACTTGCTGGGCTTCGGATAGGTATTGTTTGAACGTTGTCATACGAAACAGGATAAGTCTAGTTTTTCGGTGAGTATTTTAACACTTTTGCCATCGACTGGTGCTATGTTAAATGGCGATTTGGCTTTCATACTAAACTGCATTTCAAAAGTGAACTGGTAATTATCACTGCCTTTGTATTGAACTCTAGCTCTATATGTTGCCTTTGCGGACGTTCCAAATCTTGGCACTTTGTTTAGTTTAAGAGGGTTTCTAGCGCCCATAAGATAGAACCCATGCGTACCAACATTAACGTACCATGTATCTTTCTTATTATAATAATCTTCGATCTTTGTTGCTGAAATTTCTCCGCGAATATCTTTAAACGTATCACGGTCGCGCTCGTATCTTTGTTTCGCAGTCATATTACCTGCAGTCGCTTTCCAAAGATCGTCCTTATCACGTTTGAATGGAACTTCTTTCCATTGCTTCTTTATGATATCAAATAACCCAACCTCTTCAGCCAAATCTTTAATAAACAATTTTTCATCATCGTCGGCTTTAATATCGCCAAATTTCCAAGGTTGTTTTTTATCTTTTGCGTCGTACTTTATTACAAGTGACCCAGCAGAAGCTGCTGTTATTTTAAGTTCACACCCGGATTCAACACCTTTGTGTAATAACATTAGATCTGGTTGATTGTGCCCAGCCCCAGCTGGTTTAAAATCTTTAGGGACAAACCCAAGCGGTTTTAGTGCATCCGCCGCATTCACTTCGTATTGAAACCCTTGTTGCGCAGCCATTATAATCCTCCTATTTTTTTATTTAGCAAAAATAAAAAAGGGAGCCGAAGCTCCCCAGAGGTAAAGGATTTTACAATCCAGACATTCGGTCCGCGATACCAAAGTCAATCGCTTCCTTCGGAGTTAGCCAATTATCCTGAGCTCCAATCAGTTTCTCAGTGATCACTTTATCACTCAACCCAGTGCAACGCTTGTACGTATCAAGAATCCGCTTATGTGTGTAGTTCAATTCTTTCTGAACTGCCAACAGTTCGTGGTGATTGCCAATAATACCCGTGCTGTAGTTATGACTCATGATTGAGCAAGTTGGTGTTACTGTTCGGTAACCCTTCTTGCCATTCATGAAGATAATCAAACCAGCGGAACAGATGTTACCCAATGCAACTGTCTGTACCGGAATTGAAGACCCCCTCATACATTCAATGATAGCAAATGCAGCGGGTAGTTCGCCACCTTCGCTATTGATAAACAAGATCAGACTATTCGGGCGTTCTTCTTCAGGAAGAACGTTTGCCTCTAGAATCCAAGCGCAGGTTTCGGCTGCTACGTTTGAATTGATTTCTCCGAATAATAACTGGATTCCCTGATCTGGGCGACCAACCTTTGGAAACAGATCTTCAATTTTAATTTTCATCATCACCTCAATACTTATAAAAAATATGCTGCCCGATTGTTCTGGTATGCCTCAGATCTCTCCATGGGTTTGACTCCAGCGAATGGAAAAACAATGCACCACCAGTCACGTCTTTCAACTTTCCGGACAACGCTTTCATGGCAATTTCCTTGAGTCTTTCTGGTATGCGACTAAAATCCACTCGCATACCTTTACAGACCCAACTAAACTGACAAACATACTTAGTTCTTTGTTTCACAACACCGCACACATCTTCTGGGAAGTTGCTGTGCTTGGTGCGATTCATTATAACGTTGGCAACCGCCACTGCCCCTGTTTTACTTTCTCCTCTCGCTTCGAAATACAGTGCCGTTGAAAGGCAACGAAATTGCTCGAAGAATTCTTCATCAAAATGGACTTCAGAGTTTGCATTTAGATTTGTAGGGAATGATAGTATTGCCGTGATTGACATTATGAGTAGAAGTAAAAATTTACCTGCAACTCTGATCTCTCTGATAATCATTTCTTTCTTCTTTTTTTCGTTTTTCCCGGAGTTTCGATGCTTCAGAAATTCGTTTTCGTGTTTCTTCTGAACGAACGCCTATTAGTTTTCCTTTATTCCAAGGTTCTCTTGAACTAAGCGATTTTTTCATCGCTTCAGAAATTTTTTCCCTGGTTTCTTCGCTAGGCACTTTACCAGTCATAGCGTCAGAAAGTTTTTTCTTATGTTCTTCCGACAATTTCTTCCCAGTCATCGCTTCAGAAAGTTTCTTCTTACTGGATTCGCTACATGGAGTTCCCTTAATACCAAGTATCCCTTTATTCCAAGGTGTTCTTCCGATTAAGGAACTTGACATTTTTCTCCTAGTTTCTTCTGTGACGACTCTACCGGAAGTACCATCTCCGCCGTATGTCATATTTCTTAAAACACCAGTACCATCTATTTTCCTACCCCACCATTTAATATATCGTCTTTCCAACGCAAAGGCGCCGATTTCGCTCAAATTTCTTTCTAGGATTATAATACATTTTTTATTATTTGGTACTTTAATATGTGAATGTTTAGAATAAGCCCTATCTTTTTTACCCTTACCGATATAATAAGGGGTTCCTGCTTTTGCTGTGGGGGAGTCCTTCGAACGAAGGTATGCGTACACGTAATAAATATAAGCGCTGGACATAATACTAACTCCTGTTATTATTGTTCGAATGTCTAGAGTGGGCGGATGTTGGTAGCATCGCGGTCCGCACTTATATTTAGTTAATTCATCTTCTCATACGAGAGATTTCCACCGCTTGCTCCTGAGTGAAAACGGGCTGGAGGCAGCTCTTGTGCAAGATGCTTATTCCTAGCATGTTCCCACCAGTGTATTGTTGCGAATCTTTCCTGTACGCATTACCACCAAAACTTGACAGACTCTGATGCTTCTCTGTTTGCCTGGGAACAAACCCGCGAACTATTGGGTCAACTCGTTGCGTAATCTTAACTGGCTTGCTGGCAAACTTCTGAAAAGACTGCTCGCGTCTTTTAGGCGGATACGGGTTGGGCTTCTTAGTTTTCATGACGAACTTGTATTTAGACGATTTAGTGCTGCGTGTAAGCAGGGTCGGTCAAGTCCGACAACGTAAGATCGTGTTCCTTCATGATTTTCTTTGCCAGCTTTAGCGCTTCGTTGCGCTGGTCCGTCTTTTCTTTGATGCGCAACCGTTCAGCTGCCAGGCGAGCTTTGGTTTCTTCGAGTTTCAACATTGCGAGTTCAAGATTAGTCATTTTAATTCCTTTTAGCAATTACGAAACATGTCAATCGCTTCGGTATGCAACAGATTGGCATCCGGGTGGAACGGGTTGTGACCAGCACGGTCAGTGAACTTTTCGATCATGTTATACTTGTTTTGAGAATTGATCGTCAAAACCTTTCCGCGAGAACCACGGAATGTCACAAACTTGTTCAGGTATGGGATGTAGAAGTAGTTGTTTTTCGACAAGCTAATCTTACGACCAGAGTGAATAATCGCGGTAACTTTGTAACCATTATAGCGACCAGCAGTCTCAACGGGGATAGCGATAGGATCGGTACTAAAAGAAACGGCGCGGGGGATCATAACAAACCCTTCAAAAGAAAAATCAATTTTACCTGAAGTTTGAATAAAAGTAAAGGCTCACGCCTTCTTCATGCTGACCAGCACACATCCAGGGAAGACAGTGTAGAAAGCGTCAGCCGCTTCTTCGGCTGTTTCACCAACAACCTGGAAGTTGAAGGTAACAAAGGACTCGGGGTAACGAGCATCAATGTACTCGCCGCCAACCACGTTAAACAGAGCAGACATTTCGGTTCCTTTTTTCATCACAGTGAAGTGATTTTAGCGCGAACCTGAATAAAAGTAAAGTCAACCGAAGGCTCTACGTGCCTCAATGAAGCCAGGGAACCAATTCCTGACAGGCTCATCGTACTCCAAGAGTCCAACTTCTTCGCCTGTCATGGCTATCCTGATGCGATCAACAGCCACTCCAGTTCTCTCCCAGAAAGCAAAGGCATAGGCAGACGCTTGTATGAAGTAGTGTGCAATATCTGTTCTGGACTTGAACTTAGAAGTTGTTTTCCAATCCAGAATATACATTTTACCGGATATTTTCGCGATCAAATCGACGGTTCCAGCATATTTGAACCTGTCGGAATATAATTGAGTTTCCATTGCGTGAACTTCTTCAATGGAATTTAATATAGGCATGAAGTTCCGAAACATCTTTCGTTCTTCATTTTGAAACATAGTAAACGTAAGAGTTTCACCCTTCAAATAACGTTCGCAGTTCTCGTGTATCAATGTTCCACGAGTTGCTGCCTTTCGTCCAATCTCGTTGGCGACTTCTTCCCCAACTGATTCTTTCCATTCTTTTATGGAAGATTCGGTCAGCTTTCCTACAATATTAGTCACCGAAGGGTATAGATTTCCATCCGGAGTTTTATATCGCCTTCCCTCAGCGGTTTCCACACGCTCAATATTGGGGATATCATAACCAATAAATTTCATAACTTTATTTTTTCACAGGTAAAAATGTAGTATAATCATTAGTGTAGGGTTGAGATATTAGGATAATACTTGTAACCCTATTTGGTAATGATGGGTTCGTTCCTCAAGACCAAACGTTCCACCATTGATCTTCTTAGTTGCAACTACCACATCCTGTATCTTATCTAGTCCATTGGTGAACCAAAACCAGAACGCAGATTCAACTGCCATTTCTTTATCAGTTCTAACTGGACTTGGATCATTGTCTAGAAAGATAGGATCTCCGTTAACTGCTTCACCGAATCTGCGGTAATTATCTCTACCAGTTAATTGTATCAAACCGCCGCCTCTATACTTCCATCCATCGCCAGAAGATTCTTCTCCATTGCCCATTCGATTGGCATAGATTCGATTGGCAATCATCTCTGGCTTACGGTGATACTCATTAGCATCAGCTGTGAACTGAATCTGTGGATGCTTCTTCAGATCGCCAGGGAAATACTTCGGAAATAGCTTGACTAAAGCGGATGCAGAGTAGTTCAGATTTTCTTCAGTGACGTTAAAGCTACCACTCTCATGACCAGCCTGAGCGATGAACATAGCCTGTTGCCAGGGTTGCGTCAAGCCATGTTCATCGAACTTCTGCGTCAGCAACTCAGCCCATTCTTCTGGGTTTTTGCACTGCGGAAGAATTTTCTTGAGTTGCTGAGGTGTCATGTTAGTATCCTAATTTAGATTTATTTGGTATTTATTGATTCAGTTGGGATTCTTTACAATTATCCATATGCCATCTTTGCATCGCTGGTTTTCCACCGCATTTTTTGCAATGAGGACATATGATTGTTTCCTTTGGTGATTTCAAAAGGTCAATACTTTCTTGTTTATGAGATTTACCAAGCATCCCCTTTGCGTTAACGCGTTTCCCTGATGCGTATTCTTCGCGAAGGCGTATAGAGATTTGATCTCGCACTTCTTGCGACATTTTTAAACCAGTCCTGGCTTCGGAAATATTTTTCCTCCCAGCTTCTGACATTGGGGCTTTCCATTTTCCTCTTGGTTTTCTTTGTGATATTGACATCTTCTCTCTAACCTCAGGTCTTTTTGCGATGTTCAAATCCCCCTTCATTCGTTCTGACTTGCGTTTTTTAATTAGTGGGTCCGACGCTGGATTTAAATCACCGAAAGCAAACCCGACAGAGTTATTGTTAAAATTCATACAGTTTTCTTGACCGATAACTGATTCTATAAGTTGTTTTTCCGCGAGTATCAATTCGTCAAAAGAATCGAATACTTCTAGAATCTCTCTTTTCA